CGGGGGAGAGAGAACGTCGATAAGACGTTTTTCCATTTCGGCCTCAACACCTCGGTATCAAAACGGAGGTATCGAGTATAGGAGTTTTTAATAAAATGGAATCTGACCGCTATAAGCAAACCGGCGACCTTCAGTATAAGCAAACCATCGATGGATTGATTTCCATCAATGGCGGCCCCTACGCGTGGAATTCGACCAGCGAGCATACTACTCGCCAGACGTACTACATGCATCAGGGCCAAAATACTCCAGGTTACCGGCAAAAGCTTTTGCGAGGAGATCTTCTTCCATATACCTACTGGCGTCAATATGACATCCAGGGGCATGTGAAGATTGGGACGTATAGTTTTAATGGATCAGATAGCTGGGGTAATACCTGGAACCTGATCCCGTCCTCCCCGACCTGCGATCATACTGATGGAGAGTGGATAATGACGCCTTTTAAGGTGCAATTACTACTCAACGACGCTGGACTTCCGTCCGGCGATCAGTTAGTGCAGGCTTCCGCTGCCAAGATGTACAGCAGCGGGTGGGATTCTCTCACGTTCTTAGCGGAATTGCACAAGGCCAAGTCCTTATACAGGAATTTCCTGTACAAACTCTTTAGATATGAGTCTCCATCGCAGCTTGCAAAGCTGTGGCTGGAGGGACGATATGGCTGGCGGATACTAATGTATGATCTTATTGACATACACAATGTGATCGCCGGTGCAATGGCAGATAGGACTCGTTTTCAACAACGGTCGGGCGACTCAGGAACGTACTCCATTACGGAGGAGTTCTCCAAATCGCTTGCGGGGACAGCTCACTTCATATCAATCTATGACGTGAAGTGGTCGATGCGCGGCAATCTAATCGCCGACATCAGTCCCCCCCGCGCCTCGTTTAACCCGTTGGTCACAGCTTGGGAGTTAATAACTTTCAGCTTCGTGATCGATTGGGTTTTGAGGATCGGGCAGTTGTTCTCGAGTCTTTCTTTCCAGGCGCTTGTTCGACGCTACTCTGCAGCGGTCGGTCTTTATGCAGAGGTAACCAAAAGGACGTACCTAGCTCATTATGAGCCTAGTGCGGCCTATGTAGGTTCCTCTATGACCTATGCGGCAGAAACCGTAGCGAAGATGACAGCGCGGACTCCTACGTCCGTGTCTATGCAACCGTTCCTATCCAACAGACTAAACGCGCTTAAGGTCATAGACCTGATGGCGCTGCTAGCCGGTTGGCTAAAAAGGAGATAGTAATATGGCAGCCATGACGACTGCACTCACGGAGTTCTCCGATAATGGAAACTCCCGTACGTATACGTACACTGGACATACTTCGGTTGAACCGAAGTTGGTACTCCAGAGGCGGCGCGTGCCAACTGTGGACCAGGAAATGATCGAGGATACCATCCAAGTGCTTTCGAGCACTGAAGATGCGTCCGCGGCCATCCTGCCACAGAAAGTCAGCTTTCAGGTTACGGTCCGTCGTCCCAAGTCTGGGATCGCGGCCGATGTGACAGCTGCGTTGGCCATCTTTCGCGACATCGTCGCGGGTGATGAATTTACCAACACAGTGAACACCCAGGAATATCTCAGCTAACAGGAGGTTGATATGAAGCTAGTAATTTTGCTAGTTCTCACCAATCTTCTGGGGGCTTGTGCGACTGACTATGTCGCAACTAGCCCGCAGCTGGGTGCAAGGCTCTCTTCGGAGAGCTCGGCTACCCTGGTTTGTCACAGGAAGTTTGAGCAAAAGTGGGACCGGTGGGGTCTCGGCCTGACACTCCTAGAGTGTACAGTCGAGGAAATTCCTGCCGGTTTCTATTTGGATCCGGAAACGGACCCATATAACTGATGCTCTCGCCACTTCGTGGCGTTACTTCCACCTCAAGAGGCAAATCGCCCTTCGAGGTTATCCTGAAAGGAGGATCCACTAATGGACCACCGTAGACTAACTTACGACTTATGTCGAAGCTATCTATCTGACTCAAGAAGCACCTTGCCAGAAGAACTGTACTTGAAGCTCCACGGACTTATTCGTGGGCGGGTACTGGCTCAACTGGCCGACTGCACTAGTCTCGCTGACCCAAACATAGTAGGGTTGGCGGGCTGGCAGACCCTTTTGCAGGTCGAGGCGTTCTTTAAAAAGAACAAATCGTTCTCCGACGCCGACGCGTGTCTAGCCGCCGCTATGTCCTCTTTTGAAAGAGGCGAGCGGAAGTGCCGGATCACAAATCGTCGTATCGACTTCTACTTCTTTCATCCCGATCGTTTAGATCCGGCTATGAGAAAGTATTGGTCGAGAATGGAGCGCGAACTCGACTCGCTTCTGGGCGCACCAGCAGACTTTTTGAGGCAATTGCCTCATCTCGTCAGACTAACTGCAGGCGCTACCTCAACGAAAAGCAGGCGGAAGGCTCTACCGCATCTTCGAATTTCGAAGAGACCGTATTGCTCACCGCGGGCCGTGCCGTACCTTCAAGCTCTCAGCCAATGTTTTGGCTATGGAGCTGTGAGGCCGCGTGCGACCCTTGCTAATCGTGTGGAGTTTGTATCTAAGAACTGGAAAACCGACCGTACTATCGCATGCGAACCGGAGGGAAATATGATCCTCCAACTCGCGTTTGACACGTACGCAAAGCGTCGGTTGCGCAAGTATATGAAAATTAACTTGCGGACCCAGTCTCGAAATCAGGTTCTCGCCCGTGATGGGTCTATCAGCGGTAATTATGCCACTGTAGACTTGTCTATGGCGAGTGACACCGTTTCGCTAGAAACCGTCGCCGCCTTGCTACCAAGCAAGTGGTTCAAGTTTCTCAGCGATGTGCGATCACCTAGATCGCGCGGTGCTATCGAAGTGGATTATGCCAAGTTCTCCAGTATGGGGAACGGAAGCACTTTCACCATCGAAACCATGATCTTCGGTGCGGCTTGCCGCGCGGTAGGCTCTAAACTTAACTGCGTCTATGGTGATGATATTGTCATCGAGACCGAGCTAGTTCCTGAGCTGATGCGCGTCTTGCGCTTCTTTGGATTCATTCCTAATACCAGGAAAACGCACGTCGCGGGTCCCTATAGGGAATCCTGCGGCGCGCACTGGTATGCTGGTTCTTTGGTGACCCCCGCATACGTGCGGGAACTTGATGACCGAAAGGCCGTCATGTGTCACCTCGCTAACAGCCTTATGGCCGTCGCGATACCAGGGGGGGAATTGATGGGGAGACTAGTCCGTTTAGTTTCGGATTTGTCTCTTCCTCTCGTTCCCTATAATGAGTCCACCGTGAGCGGTGTGTGGGTTGACACCCCTACCGCTCGTCGGTTGAAGCTCATACGAAGTTACTTCGCGACCAAGACCGGAAGGTCTCGGTTCACTCCTTGCTACAAAAGCTACCAACCGGTAGCTCACGTTGGCAAGGTTTTCGACTCTCGCGCACTCTTCCTGTGGCATTTAGACGCCTTAGGGAGGGACACGAAGGCCGATCTGGCGAACGACTTCATATGTCGCACTAGATATACCATTTCCAGTCATCGTTACAGACGGAAGTGGGTTCACTGGTATGATGGCACCAGCTCCCCGAAAAGGGAGCTGGCTGTACCGTCGAGAGACGGCACGCGCCTACCGGTGGCGGGTGCGCCACTCCAGCTTTATTGCTGGAGTGACCAACTTA